TTAATAATTAATTAATTAATAATTAATATATTATATATATTTATATTATATATATACAAAAAAATTTTAGGACATAAAAAATGAAGAAAAATTATCAATCACTAAAAGGGATTTATAAAGGATATTGGTGTGATAGCGTATGGGAATTGGCATATGTTGTTTATAATTTAGATCATGGAATAAAATTTTCTAGAAATAAAAAAGGATTTCCATATTTATGGTATGGAAAACAACATTATTATTATCCTGATTTTGTTTTACAAGATGGAACTTTTGTGGAAATAAAAGGAGTAAAATTAGGAAAAGATGCAAGAAAAATAAATCAATTTCCATATAAATTAATCGTTTTATACCATGATGATATAAAGCCATATATGATTTATTTAAAAACTCATTATGGTTCTGATCCAACTAAAATATATGATAAGTGTGTTTTAGATAAATTTATTAGATGATTGTTATTTTTTTTATATTTTTCTTCTTTTAAAAAAGGTATTGGATATATCTTTATGAAGAAGTTGATTAAATAAAATAAATAGTAGCGTAGAAAATATATTTATCTGTTATACTACGCCAAAATAGGAGAATAAAAATGAAGAAAGTAATTTCAAGAGAAGAAGCATCTATGCGTATATTTAAAATAGCAAAAAGTGTTGGTGAACAAGAAGCAGTACAAGGTTCATTAACTCCATTGCAAACAATAAAAGTAAGAAATGCTATTGCAAAAATATTGGCTGCATCAGATATTGATGATGCAACTTTAGAAAAAATTGCTACATTAGATTTGAATCAAGAATATGAAAATTATTCAGAAGCAGAAGAAAATAAGGATGAAGAATTAGAAGCTGAATCAATTTCTGCTGAAACAGAAGATGAAGATGGTGGAAAAGATGATCCTGTTGGTGTTTCATTGATGAAAATTGGTAAAGGTTCTGTTAAACAATTTATTAATTCAAATAAAAATAAAAAATTCAATAATAAAGATTTAATTGGATTTGTTACTGAATTAAAAACAAGAGGATTTGAATTCAAACCATCAACATTAGCAAAGAAAAAACTTGGTGAATTGTTTGTAGCCATTGATGAAGCAGTTGAGAAGCAAATTGCACAAAATAATCAATAAAATATAAAAAATTTTATATTTTTTTAAATTCGGATATTATGTAATATCCGAATTTTTTTATTAATGAAGATTTAAATTAAATATGAATAAGGTGTTATTTTATGAGTGGTAATACAGGTGTATCTCCAAAATTTAAAATTGATGGTGAAAAGTTTTCATCTTCAACAAATGGAACTGTACCAAAATTTAATTTAGGAACTGCAAATCCACCAACTATAAATATTTCTTCTGGTCAAGCAACACAAGCTATATCAAAATGGATTTGTCCATATCCAGATATTGCATTTGAAAAAATAATATTACCTGAATGGGATGGTATATCTAAGTTTACTGCAAAAATAAGTAATGAACCAGATTATATAAAAGATTATCATTTTATATCTTTAATTAGATGTATAGATTTTTATATTAAACCAGATTACTCTGCAATAATAAATGTAAATTTAAATACTCCTACATTTGGAAAACTTAACAGATCATAAATGAGGTTTTAAAATGTTAGCAGAAAATAATAATTTAACTATATATCCTTTGTTTTGGGTTTATCATGATTTTTGGGAATATACAAAAACAGTTTTAGTGCCTGATCGTTATGGTTATAAGGCAGTAACAAAAACATTTGATCATTTAGGTCATATGCATTTTTTTATACCTGGTTTTTCAATACAAAATTTAAAAACACAACAAGCATACAATGGAAAACAGTATTATAAATATGATTTAAATGAATTGTGGTCTCCTAATTCCCTTGATCCTAATCAACAATATAATGTTAAAATAATTGGAAAGCCTAAATGGTATTTTTATATAGAGGAATATTGGAGAAGAATATATATTCAACAGTGGGAATATGTTGATAATGATACTAATACAACAAGTTTTATCGGTAAAAAAGGGTTAAAATGGGATGCTAGCTTACCTCAACACACTAGGGGAATATTTAGAGAAGGTAAAGATAATTATTTTTTTTACAGTGATTTATGTAGAACTCTACCAATTGAATATTGGAAAGATGAAAATAAAACAAGAAGAGATCATTATCTTAGATTGAATAATGCTAATCCTGAATATTTAGCATATTATGAAAGTTTAGGAAGTCAAAAATGGACAAGAAGTGTTAATAATATAGCAACGCCAGAATGGGATTTCTCAAATGATTATCCAACTTTGATTGATGAAACTATTCCACCTGCATATAATCCAAGTGATAATAAAGTTAATTATTGGGATTATTATACACATTTTGATGAATTTACAATACCAAGAAATTATACATGTAAAGGAGATTATTCATACTTAGATTCAGTTATTACTGATAATAATGGTGAAGTTCCTGTAAGTGAAAGATATAAAAGTTGGAGCGATGAAGATGGAGCTAGGATAAATTATGCTGATAGATATTATATTGCACCAACAATGGAGTATCAAAAAGTAATACATAAAAATTGGGAAAGATTAGATGGCTATGAAGAAAGAGATCTTGAAGATGAAGAAACTGGATTTAACTTTGGAGATGGTTATCAACAGGAAATAGAAATTCCATTTAGAAAAAATGTTGATGGTGAGATAAAAATTCAATCACCGTTTAGTGATGATAATGGAAAAGTATATCCACCAGGTGAATATTTTCATGGTGTTGTAAAAGATGAAGATAAGTTATATTTTAGACATGATATTGATGAAAAAACAGGTGAAGTAAAATATAATAATTATGAATTAGAATTATTTTATAATAAACCAAGAGAGACATTTTGTTATCCTAATGTTTATGATGTTACATCTTCAACAGGTGAATCAAAGAACTTATATACTGGCTGGGAGTCAAGAATACCAACAGGATACCCTATTGATGGAATGTGGGTAGAACAGTGCTTAGGAGCAATGGTAAAGGCAAAAGTTAAAGTTATAACAGAAGATATGTTTGGTGGTCGTCAAGTTAATTGGATTGAAACGACTAATTTCATGATTGATGATCCATTTGAGGGAAAAGATTATCTTGGTTAATCTTTTTTTATAAAAAGACTTGACTTTTTGAAAAGATATACTATATTATATTATTAATTATAGATAGGTATTTTATGGAACAAAGCGATTGGGTTAAAAAATTTTTAAAACAAACAGCTAAAAATAGAAAAAAACTTAAATTAAAAGAAAGTACAAAAATCAGAAAAAGAGTTTGTACTAGAAAAAATTTAAGATGGACAAAAAAAGATATTTTAGATGTTTTAATTAAAAATGATATAACTACACTTAAAGATTTATCAATGTATAATAAATATAATCCTGATAGAATTTCTTTACAAACAATAAAGGAATTATTCGGTAGTTGGGGTAATTGCAAAAAACAAATAGATCCTGAATATGTTGGTATTCTTAAATTTAATGAAGAAGATGTTATAAGATTACTTGCATCATTTAAAATTTTATCGGTAAGTGATTATAACAAAATACACGAAAAAGAACCAATGTTAATACCTAGTTTTAAGTATGTGGTAAATCATTTTGGAACATGGAGTAATTTGAAAAGGGTAATACAATCACAAATCAAAGAGGACATTCTTAGAAGATATATTGATTTAAAATTTAAATTAAAAAGATATCCAACTAGAAAAGAATGTAAAGAAAATAATGTAGAATTAGATGTTTTAGAAGAAATTATGACAGTAGATGAAATAAAAGAATTTGTGAAACAATTGGAAAAATATTATGTCAAATCAACAAGATCAAAAAATTAATAAAATTGAAGAATTATTAAGTCTTCAATTGAAAAAAAGATTAAAGGTAAGATATGAACAAAAAATGAAAAAACATTTTTCAAATTGTTTATATTCAACTACTTTTAATAGATTTTATGTTTGTAATCATAAAAATAATTTAAAAAAGGACAGTTATCTAATATGCACAGATGATGTATGTAATAATTGTCCTCTTTTTTGTTGTAAATATACAAAGGAATTAATAAATTCAGAATTTAAAAAAGATGTTTCAGATCCAGCTATTTGTGGAAATAAAGAACCAAAGATAGCAGTTTTGATATGGGTTTTAAGATTATTAAAAGAAAACAATAATATAGTTTCTATTAACGATATGGAGAACAAGGAAAATCTATGGAAGAGAATACTAAAGAAGCTAAGGATAGCCAAATGAAAAAATGGATATGCGTAGAAGTAACACATAGATATAACAAAAGTGAACATTGTAAAACCATAAAAGAATTTTTAAAAAATGTATTTCCAGGAAATGAAATTTTATTTGTTGGAAATGATTTAGGAGATGGTAATTTTAAAAATGCTCTTGATGGTTATTTTTTTATACAATGTAATGATGCTACAAAATATGTTGATATATTTAAAAATTCAAAATATATAAGCAATATTTTAATATCATATGATCAAATAAGTTATATTGATGATTGTGAAATAAGAACTTTATTAGACACTTATGAAGAAAAATGTAGGGATGAAGTTTTTTCTTATAAGTTAGGTGATATTGTTAAAATAAAAAGTGGAATGTTCAAAAATTTATATGCAATGGTTGTAAATTCTACTAAAGAAGATGAATTAACAGTAGTTTTTAAATTTATTTCAGGTTATCGTTTTGAAGATATAAAAATAGATAATTGTGAATTAAAAAATAATTTTTTTGATTATATAAGGGTTCCAGTATTATGAGTTATGATTTAGATTTTGATTTTGATAGACTTAATGAGGATTTAATAATTTCAGATCAAGAAATATTAGATGTAACAGAATATTTTGATGTTGGAGAAATAAAAGATAATATTCATGATATTTTAAGATTTTTAAATTATTATGATTTAGATTTAATTTATTTAACATTTTTAGCAAAGAAAAGACAAGTAGATTTAGCAAGAATATTAGATCAAACTCAGCCATCAATTAGTTATAATCTAAGCAGAATAAGGAAACAAATAGAATTTGTTTATTATTTTCTTGCTAATCTTGATAATGTTGTTAATTATTTAAGAGAAACAGAAGATTTCACATTAAAAGAAAAAGAAATGCTTCTTGTATTTTTTTACAGTTTAACACCCACTAAAGCATCTATAATATTTAAAATGCATCCAATAACATATAAAAATAAATTGAGAGTAATATTGGATAAATTAAGAGATTCTAATTATGAAATATATACCATATTTGATAATATTTATAAGAATTTTGACAAAATAAAAAAGACACCGCTTAAAAAATAATTTTATATTTTTTTTTATATAAATTTAATAGATTTAATTAATTTTTTTTAAAAGATCAGATTTAGATCGCTAAAAGGAGAACAAAAATATTATGGATGACTTTGATTTCAACAATTATACATGGCATAGTACAACAGAGTTGGATGAGCATTCTTTATTTAATAAGAAAATAAACAAGCTCAAAGCTAGTGACGATAGTGTAATGCAGAGCTTTTCAAGATTTAAACCAGAATCAAAATTATTAATACATAAAGCAACAAAAGCATTGTGGAAATTTAGTGATGATGGTGAATATATTGAACCTGTATTTGCAGAAGATATTTTAACTTCTAAAGATTTGGAGAAGTAATATGGATTTAAGTAATTTTATAAATAATGATTCAGAAAAATCAATGTCTTCTGAATTAAATACAGCTCAATTTAATTTTCAAGATATTAATCCTGAAATGCAAGAACAAGTAGCTGATGAAATAGTAAGTACAGTAGATAATGAAGCAGAAAAAACTAAGCAAAATGTATTGAGAGATTTATCAACATTGCTTGCGAATGGATATAACGCCAATGAAACAATTGATAGTCTTACAAAAAAGTATGGTACAACTGTTATAAATGATAGTATTTGCAGAATAATAAGAAAATTTGATAATATAATTGGAAATTTTGTTATTACATGTAAATATAACGATGATAAAGGTAAAAGAAATCCTGCATTAATAAAATATTGTTTATTTTGTGATTGCCCAGATAATGAAGAAACAATTAAAGAACAAGAATTTGATAAGTTTGGGATAGATGGTTTTTTTAGTGATCAAGGAAAAGAAAAAGTAAAAAAAATAAGAATTTGTAAAAAACATAATTTACCAGTTTTATCAAGTATTGATGATTTAACAGAAGATGAATTTAAAAAACTTGTAGAAAAAGTAGCGGAAGTAAAACAGGTTGATAAAAAGGAATTGTTAGAAAAAACTGAAAATAAAAGTGTTATTGGTAAGATAAGACAAATTTTTGCTAATTTAAAACCTAAAAAAGTTGAAGCTAAAATAGATGCAGAATCATATAAAATGAAAGATGCTAATATACAAGCAAGTGTTATAGTTGGTGAAGAATTTAAAAATGCTTCTGTAAGTGATATAAATAAACCAAAACTTGATAAGGTTAATATTGCAAAGAAAGAAAATGTCGAGGAAGCAAAAGTTAATGTTCCTAATAATAGAATGAATGTTAAGGTTGGAAAAGAAGTAAAACAAGTAAAAACATTTACAATTAAACCAACAAAAGTTGATAATGTTGATGTTCATGAAGCAAATAAATCAATTAATTTAAAGATAGGTGGAAAAAACATTAATGTAGCTGTTGAAAAGGAATCAAAATTTATCGATAATATAAGCATATATACAAAACCAATCAATGATTTTGATATGAAAGAAGATTTTGAAATCGATTTGGATAATTGTAATGATAATTTTGATGAAAAATCAATAGAAACAAAAAGTGATTTCTGTTTTTAATCATGGATAGTTTAGATAAATTAGATATAGAAA